AGAATGCATTCCTTGAGGAGGGTGTGCATATTTACACGCATAAGCTAATGCGTCAATTGTGTCATCATGAGCCATACGAGGCCCAAATGTTATTATCTCTCTGTGTAAGTCATACTGAGTTTTCTTTATATGTACTTGACCTACAGCAAATCTTTGAGCCATTATCTCTTGTATCCTGTCTCTTTTACTCATTCTATTGCCTGGTTTCTCTTCTTTAAAAGGAATTATAAATTCGTTCCTTCTTCTCATCTCAGCTCTTATAGCTTGAAATATAGGCTTAGACATTGTAGTGTCTTCAATAGTAAATAATACGGGCTTATAAAATTTAGCCATATCAAATATATAATCAACTATTCCTTTTTTCTCTGTTCCAGGAACTCCTAAAACAGGAAGAGTTCTGTTTCTTACATAGTCAATTACATACATATTATTGTCAGGAGTCACAGCAATAACTAATAGAACACTAAAGTCTGAATTTCTTCTAGCTGAATCTGTTGCTGGGTCTACCCCTATAAATACATTGCAAGGCTTTGGATCATCTCCATCAGGAGCTATATAAGCAATCCCCGTATCTGCATCTCTTGTAAAAGAACCATCCCAATATTTTACATGGTCTCTATTAAATATTGAGTCTTCCTCACTTTGAACTTCCATCATATATTCTTGATAGAATTTTTGAGGAGTACCACTGTCTTGGTAAAACTTCTTTTTTCTTTGCATTTCTTTATGACCAAACCAAGATGGCCACAGAGGAGTTCCGTCCTCTTGTAAAGCTTTATATGTAATTACTTTCCAACTGTAATCATCATTTTGTTTTAAAGCTTTTTCATAACCTACTAAAATTCTTTGTATAAAAGCATCAAAATGCACAGGTGTTCCGTTTATTCTAAGCCTTCCTGTCTTTGGCTCCAGTGCTGGGAATACCACCGCTGTGACAAGGTTACTGATCTTTGATCTTGACTCTGGTGTGATTGTGTTGTTCTCGTCTTCAAAATCGTCAAGAACAATAAGATCATAACGCTTATGCAACTTAGCACCACCACGAATACCAGACAAATTAGATTTAGAAATAAGTTTACAGCCATTCGCAAGCTCGATATCATCTTCTGTCCACTTCTTTCCTTTTAAGTCACCAAAGTAATATTTTATTTTATCATTATATTCTATATGATACTTGATATAATCTAGGTTAGGTACAGATATCTTTGAGCTTGCAGCCACCCAGCCGTAAAAAAGAGGCTCTTTAGTAAACATAAAGTTATGCATTATATTGCATTTCGTTAAAACTGTTTTACCATGCCCCCTAGGTAATATGATAGCTAGCTGTCTGTACCCTTCATCTTGTAAACAATCTGCAACTTCATAATGAAAGAAGGGTGTTTCTGATCTCATAAAATCATCAGGAAGAAATAGTTTACCAAAAGCTATTAAATCTTTACTAGCTAATCTTAATTCCTCTTCAGCTCTGCTAACATTATTTAAGTTTATATTAGACATTTGCTCCCAATCTAGTATCGTATTTTACGAAATAATATTCAATATACAAAATAAATTTAATTTTTTGTTTGATGTTCTTTTATATGTTTAGTATATAATTGCTCTACATCAGGCCTTGTATCTAAGATCTTTAGCCAATCGCTTATCGGTATTTGCTCAGTTAACCACATATCTAAATATAATCTTGCAGATACAGTCATTTTCCAGCTGTATATTTCGTATTGCATATTCTGTAACCTTTTGTTGTTTTAACTTTTTTTGAATACTTTCTTCTAGTTCCTCCAGTTTTTAAAGGACTTTTATCATCACCATTATATATAGTGTTCGTATCTGCCATTATTCACCTTGAAACATATTATCAAGTTTTCCTTTAATAGTTTGCCAAACATTAAAATCACTTGTATGATCGTTAAAATTAATTCTGTATCTTTTAATAGCTCCTCTTGTTTTCTGCCCTAAGAAGCCATCAATTTCTCCCTTATCTAAATAGCCTATCCCTGTAAGCCATTTTTGAACTTTTCTAACTTGAGCTTCTCCAGCTTCTGGCGCGCTTAATAAAGAGTTAGCAAGGTCCCATTCTTTCTGTTGGAATGTTAAAGTATCTTGGACTCCTTTAGGTTTAATAGCAGAGTAGTATACTCCGCCTCTAGTTAGATGTCCTCCGCTTTCAAGCTCTCTCATTTCTGGTATTCGTGTCACTTCTTCTCCTATTTATTTAATTCATCTAGTGGGTCTATAAAATTATTGATATTAAATTCTTTATTGTATTCATCTGTAATAAGGTTAAAGATATCTTCTTCAAATCTTTTTTCTATATTTATCTGACTATTAGGATTATCTGGATTATGATGGGCGTTCCATTCTATATTGCCTATTATATTATAAGTGTCTTCACCGTATCGTCGTCTTTGATTAGCAGCTCTTACATCATAACTTACCCTATTCATATATCCTTGTTCATTCTGATCAAGTGCGTGAGATGCTTCTGCATGAGTGTCTTTAAGAGTTTGTAAAGGTTGTTTTATCATAGGACCTTGCATGTGCCAATCAGGCATTAGATGAGGCATAGGAGGAGCATCGTAATCTCGCTTAATTATATTTCTTTCGTCCATGTATTCAGGGCTAGTTACTAAATTTGGAGGTGAGTAAGAAATGCCATAGTCATTTGCTAAAGGAGCATCAGGGCCTCCCCATCTTGTAAAATGCTCCCAATCTCCATGAGACATATCATCAGGTTTTAAACTTCTTATATACATATATCTATCATAATTATAATAATCTGATGTTTTCCCTCCTACATACATAGTGTCAGGTACTGATTGGTGAAAATCGCCTTCATTGAAATGTGCTCTAAAAGGAGCCATATTTATAGGATCTATGCCTAGTTCTTGCCCATATTTTTCTCTCCAGCCTTGATCAAGATCGTGTGCTTTTATATAAGGTTGTCCCCATTCGTCCCAATCATCTTTAAGTATTTGAATAGCTTGCATTTGTAAATTCTCTAGCATTTCAGGATCATCTTTAATTAGCTTACGGTACATTCTCCGAGTGTTTGCATCTAAAAATTCTTCAAAGAAAAGATTAGTTTCGCCTCTTAGTTTCGCTATATCTTCTTCAGCCCAACCTCTTTCTCGTAAATAATCTTCGTCAGGTGCATTATCTGCATCTGATATTAAATGTTTTTCATTAGGATCATATAGTCCTACTAAAGAAAGTAAGTTTATAAAACTAGCATAAGGGTTCTCTCCACTGGATTTTATGCCTCCTTCTAATTCAAAATCTATACCTGGATATACTGGATCAGTGTTGCTCATTTGCTTTCTATTTCCTTAGGTCTTTCTGCAGCCTTTATTTTGTCATCACTAAATCCTTGAAAGACTGCTCCTGTGAGCTGTGTCACTTGTGTTTTGTTTTTATCCTCAAGATCCATTATATCTGAAAGCTTAAATAATGCTTTTAGTTTAGTCTCGTCTTTCTCTGAAGACAATGCTATAGTATTAATAGCTCCTAATATACTAGTTTCATCTATACCTAATGTTTGTAATATAGGTTTTAATTCTTCTTTCATAGCTGTTTTAACCCTTGTTGTTTTAATTAATTGTCCAGCACGCAATCCTGCATAGTGCGGGTCATTAGTCGGAAACGCCTTTAGATACGCCTTGCGAGCATCCATTCCAGATGCTAGATACTGGACAAATAGTTCCTCCTTTGAAGACAGACCTTTCCTACTTTCAACCCTATCATCTCTATCTATGTGGCCACCTATAGAGTATATGTTAACTCTTTTAGATGCATCCATCTTTGTCTTCTCAGAAACTACAAATGTTCCAGTACATGTACCTACATAACGAACTTCTCTAATCTTACCCTTAGGCTTGATCATTGTTCCTTCTCGCAGTATTTGTATTACGCAACCATCGTCAGTCTTTACCCAATCACCTAAGTGACCATCCCTCCAGTCCTCGACTACATGTAGTTCAGTTGGTATTTCTACCTTATCTTCAAATACTGCGTGTGTAATTTTATTTACTTTATAATGTCTCATAGTCTCCAAATCCCCGCCAGGGGTTTGGGTTATTAAGATATACCTAATATTTCGGTATTCATGCTTTCTAATTCTTCAATTAAGTCGTCATCAAGATCTAACTTATGTCCGTTAATCTCAAAAGATATAACTTCTAAATCGCTAAACTCTTCAGATAAATGTTCTATCTCACCAGTCTCAGGATTCCAAACTATTGTTAATACGTATCGTTTTTCCATACACCTATCCCTGATATAGCTAAGCTAAAATTTATTAAATTTAACCTTAAATTTCCTCAAGAGCCAGTCAATTCTCCCTTACTCTGATTTATATTAAAGCAATTTTTATCGGTTATTGGGGACAAACTTTTTATCCTATATGGAAAGCAACCCAACTTCTGACCCTATCAGCAGAACTATTGCAAGTGTACAAACAGGGTGATAACTAAAAATAACTAGCTACCGATTTGTAAATATAACCAATAATAAAATACGAAACAAGAGGTTTTCAAAAATTGTAGCATTTTGGTGTGTGGTCTTTCTATATGACCCTACCCCCATAAATGGGATTTTCACTATCGTTTTTTAGTTATTTTTGGTTTGTATTAATTTTAGTGATATAAACTATAAGGAGATGATATGTTACTATGTATGATAAGAGTAGGTGATGTAAAAGATGTAAAGAGTATGAATGAAGTTATCGGCCAGATTACTGATGCTATATGTGAGTGTATAGCTATTCCTAATAGATGGGAAAAGAATAGAAAGATGGGTAATATAGCTGGTAAGATAGAAGCACTAAGATTAAAGTGTGTTGTTAATAATTGGAAAGAACCATTAGATAAGCTATCTGCAGCATGTGAGATAATGGATGAAGCTGCTATGGAATTTGATAGTGCTAAGTTCAAGCTTAAAAGTATTTCTAATAATGCTAAGTAATAACTTAAGGGTAATTAATTTTACCCTTTTAAGTATTATTTCCCCCCTTTTGGTGTGATATAACGGTCATTATGATATATGTGAGGCATGATACATTCCCTACATAATGTGCACGTGTGTGTTAGTTATATTATACCAACTTATACCAAACAGTATTAGACTGCTTACCGCAGACCTCAGGACTAGGTTGTAGAGTTATGAACTACCTTGAGGCACCATTAGGTGTAATCTAGTCCTAACAATTCCCTGTAGCTCAGAATGCCGAAAGTAAAGTAAATATGTACAAAGCTATGTCAGAAGTTTTAGTTGATGTCTAGCTGACACTAGGTGTTACACAGCATATTGAAACACAAGTAAAGCACTATATCTACTAAGGTATACGGGTAGAGCACAAGACTTAAAATCTTGAGGTCACTGGTTCGAGTCCAGTCAGGGATTACTATAGCGGGAGAGTGAAACGGCTCACGCTTGGCTCATAACCAAGAAACATTCGGTTCGACTCCGATTCCCGCGACGAATATAATAAGACGCTTATTACAATTGTGATATCCAATAATTGTGTAGTATAAGCACCAAGTAACGAGAGTTATTTACAGAGTTAGACTTAGCTCAGACACAGTAGGATGGCGATCTTACTGTAAGTCATTAAAAAGTCACCTTGCTAGGGAGAATAATATAGCTACATGTTATTGGAGCATGTAAGTCTTGGGGTTGAACCTAAAGACAATCAAGATTTCGTAAGAAACGGCAGCATCATGTCGTTAGGATAGGTATAGTAATATACTTAAAGTAATAACATTGTAATTAACGATGTTGAA